ATCTTGTCATTATTCCTTTTATCGGAGTAAAGTTGAACGGATTGTACATTGTAGGTGTTAATTGTAGAGGTACATACGGTGCGTAGATGTAACCTGTGTCTAACAATGATGTTCCTTTGTGTCCTACTAACACTGTGTTAGCTGGGAAGTAAGGGTCACGGTAAACTTGGTAACGTCCTGCAAGAGTACCAACTCTTTCAATACCCATGTTATACTGGTCTTGCTCAGGAGATGCGTTAGATACGTGGAAGTACTCTAAATCATCAAAAATAGCTGAAATCTCAGAAGAAACTACAATCCAGTTAGCTCCACCTCTCAAAGTTGATTTGTGGATTTGTGCTGACAATTGGTTAATTGCAGTAATTAATGTTTGATTCCAATCTTTTTGAGTATAAGATGTTGTTTGAGAAATTCTTCTCCATCCGTTGTAATCCCAACGTAAGTTCCATGCAGCTCCTTTACGTAAATCTCTTAAGATTTCACGGTCAATTTCAGCCGCAACTTGTTCAGACAATAAAGCTGTTAATTCAGCTTCAGCATCGATGTTGTGGAATGCAGCAACGTCTTGAGCTAACTCAGGAGACCATTGTGCTCTTAATTTTCTTTCTGTAACAGATACAGTAACTGAATCTAAGTCGAAAGAAACCTCACCGATTTTGTCTTCAAATTCTAATTCTTCATAACGTCTAAACGCTGCGTATAATGATGTTCCTGAAGTCGCTTGAGTAATAGTAGTACCTGTGTAACCATCTAAAGATGTAGAATCACAATCAGCACATACTGGACAAGATAAATCAACTTCTAAGTAGATACATCCGTTAGCGTCACATACGGTTTTAAACGAACCACCGTTACCTGCAGGGTTATTACCTGATGCCGCTGGCCAATTAGTTTGAGTAGTGCTACCGTAAGAAACGATACCTTTACCATATTGTTGAGTAACAACTCTGAACAATAAAGCTCCTGTTGATACTGGACATGGGTTTGTTGCAGAAACAGATAAACCTGCACCTGTGAAGATAATTAAATCAGATAAGAAAGATTCTGTATCCATTTCATTACCATCAGGTCCGATTAATTTACCTGCACCTGTATCAGCAAAACCACACATTTTAACGATAACTTTTCTTGTGTTACCTGAAGGGATAGTTGCATCACCTACAGTATCACCTGAAATATTAGCATCAACTAATAAACCGTTAGTCCATTTTTGGATTGAGGTTGTAGCAGTGATTGCTGACCAACGACCTTTTGAATAATCGAATAAACCTGCTGGGTCTAAACCTGGTTCAGTTCCTTCGTAGAATAAGTCATAAAGGTTTTTACTTACCGCTCCAGCTCCTGTGTAACCTGCATTTTGAGATGTTGGTCCGTTTGGTGCTCCTAGTGGTGCGTAGTGGTCTCCTGAAGATACATCACTCCATTGAGTGTTAGTACCACCTGAATAACCTTGAATTTTAGGTACAAAGTAGAATAATTTACCGATTGGTAAGTTCATAGCTTGTACTGATACGATGTCATTCGCTAATAATTTAGAGAATACACGTCTTACGATAGGGAATACAACAGTTTCAAATGAACCTGAAGACCCGTCAGACGTTGCTTCGTTAATTAAGAAAGACGCTTGGTTCTCATATAATTGAGCTACGTTTTCTTTTAGGTGACCTTTAAGGCCTTCTAGGAATCCTAATTTATCCCATTTGTTAATTGTATCTTCTTTGATAACTTTAAGGTGTTTTAACCCGATGTTACCAACAAGACCTGATTCTAATAATGCTCCCATTTTTTTGGTTTTTTATTTTTTTTTTAGTTTATTTTATTTTATTTTAATTTTGACATTAAATCTTTCATTCTTAAGAACTGAGGATTTTCATATGTTTTAGACTCAATCAAATTAGCCGATGACCCTGTCGATGGAGAACTTTGAATAGTTCTTTCAATTGACTCATTCATTGGTTGATTTGTCTTAGACGAAAGGTTATCTTTTAATGTCTTATACAAGTTTTTAGATTCTTTAATAGTTTCAACACTATCAAAACGTCTTAAGATATTAATCTTTTCTTGTTTTGATGTTGAATGTTCTGTGAACAAACGTGTAGCGTATGCTAAGTTTGAGTTGAACACTGCAACTTCGTTTAATTTATTTCTAAAAATGTTAAGTGCTTTTCTGTATTCTTCATTTTTTTCTCTAAGAACTTGTAATTCTCTGTTATCAATACTTTCTTTTTGGATTGCCGTGTTAAATTTTGAATGAGCTCTTGGTTTTGGTAAACCGCCAGTTCTAAAATTAGAACCACTTCCTAAAGTTCTTGATGCTTCTTTGGTTTCAACCTTTTTAACAGTTTTCATATCACCGTCAAGATTTTCACCGTCTTTATATTCAAATTTTGCTTTACCAGTACCCATGGTTTTATTAACTGTTCTTTTTACAGTTTTAAAACCACCTTCTTGGTTAGGTTTGTTTGAATATATTTTTTTCTTATTTGGATTTCCAATTCCGACACCTTTAGGTTTGATTGACATTTTTTTAGATTCCATTACAGGTTCATCATCGTCGTATAGACCCATGTCTTCTTCACCGTCTCCTTCTTCGTTAAATTCAAATTCATCTCCGTCAAATTCAATTTCGTCTCCGTCAAAGTCAATTTCATAAACAATTTCTTCACTGTCCATTTCTTCTTCTTCGTCGTAACTACCCTCTCCGGTAAAATCAGTTTCATCTCCGTCAAATTCTATTTCATAAACAATTTCTTCACTGTCCATTTTAGGTTCGTTCATTCCAAAATCCATTTCTTCTTCTTCGTTAGTGTTAAATACTTTATCGATGATGCTATTAATGTCGTCTTCGTCTTCGTCTTCGTCTTCCATGCCAAAATCTGACATATCATCCATTTCGAACATTTCTGTTTCATCAAGGTATTCGTCACCTTCTCCGACAATCATATACTCTTTTTCAGAATCTTTAAGATTGATATTACCTGAATTATCTTTGGTAACCACGATATTATCTTCAGGACCCATTAAGCTGAATACACGTAAGATTTCATCCTCGTCATCAACGTCAGTAAGGTCAATAGTTTCGTCGTCATCCATAGAATCTTCATCATCCATAGAATCTTCATCATCCATATCTAAATTATCCATATCCAAGTCCAACCCTTCTTCGTCAGACATATCGTCTTCCATTTCAGGTTCGTCCATTTCAATGTCTGTTTCAATCTCATCTTCTTGTTCAGTCAGAGACTCTTTTACTAGTTCTTTGATTTCTTGCTTCATAGTTGAAGCAAGTATTCCTTTTGCATTTTCAGCAACTGCATCCTCTAAATTTTTCATTTGGATGATTGCTTCTTCAACTAAAGATTTTTCTTTTGCCATTTGTATGTTTTTAATTTACTATATAAATATCCCCAATGTTAAAAAAGTTTTAATTAAACTAATTTAATAATTGGTTTTTAATTTATTATAAATAGTGTCATTTTTAAAAAAAACAAAAAAGGGGACTAATGCCCCCTTTTTATTATTATCGAAATGTGAAAATTTTATTCTATCACCTCATCAATTTTACTTTCAACAATTGCCGTTAATCTCCAATCCTGTGTGTAGTTTTCGTAAACTTTAGTTACTTTGGCCTCAACATCAGTAGGGTTATAACCTTTTACTAATTTTTCTTCTCTTAATTTTTTAAGTTTTCCCGATTTTTCATCAATCATATCGGTTGTGATTTTTGCAATAAAATACTTTTCGTCCATGTTATAAATTTTTTTAATTTCCTAAATAATCGGTTAATTTTCTCATTAAGTCAAGTGATTTGTTACCATTTTCACCAACATTTCTTTCTACCGACATTTTTTTCTCTTCTTCCAAGTTCTCATCAAAGTTAAATCTATCTTCAGGATTTTGGAATAAGTATGCTCCAGGTGTTGATGGTGATGATACTAAGTCAAAACAGATTAATTCAAAATCTTCTTGTACTTCATTCTGTTCACCAACTTTTTTAAGGGAACCCACCCCTCTTGAAGAAATTCCTAAGGTAACACCTTGTCTTAGGTAGTTAGCCGCCAAATCTCCTTTAGTTGATACAATACCTCTTTCGTGGAATCCTGGTGAAGTGAGTAATTGTATCTTACCCATTAATATAGGTCCTTCCCACCATATTTCATTTATTGCGTGAGATACTCTATCTAAGTCAATTAATGATGATTCAGGATGATTTAACTCTGAAAGAGCTGTACCTTTTTCTATCATTTTTTTATAGTTTTCCGCTTCTCTTTTTAAAATACGTTCAGGATATATTCTACCATTTCTATTTGGGGTGTTATATTTTTGTAATACCGCATAAAATTCAAATGGTTTAGAATGGTCTAACATATTACCTTTAGATTCTCTAATTAACTTTTCGTTACGATTGTCATTTGGATTAATATATCCCGCATCGTATTCAACAAGAATTGATTTTTTATTCAACTCGTTATTAATATTAATTTTTAAATTATCCATTTTTTTACCACAAATTTTCATTTATAACCACCAAAGGTTTTATATAAATATTAAACATTCTCTAATTGTAGCATCTCATCGTTTGTTTTGATTTTTTTAGTTAGATAAAAGTTAAAGTAATTGTTACCTATAAAGTTTTCGTAAAAAATTCTAGTAGTAATATCTTTAAGAGACTCTTTAATTTCTTTTGATTTAAAGTCATGCCCTTCATGATTCAAAAAGAAATTAATCTCTAAATTCATAAAAGATTTTTTACCTTGATTTAGTCCGCTGGACCTTAAATCTAAATCCACTATAAATTTATCATCAAATAACTCTTTATCTAAGGATTCGTAGATTGAATGTTTTATGGCTCTGTTCATATTAAGAACTGTCCGTGACCAATTTTGACACTCTGTGGTCGGTTCCACCCATGTTTGGATGTTAAGATAGAGTGACTTAAAATTCATCGAATCAACTGTTCCATATATTATTTTGGCGGTGTTGAATCCGTGAATATGTGAGGTTTTCCCCTTTTTCATTAAATTTCATAATTTTTAAGTTTATTGTTTTTAGAAAAATAGGTATATTTACAGCAATAGTCAAAATAAATATAAACTCAAAAAAATATGTTAATAGTAAAAGTAGGAAAGAATGTAACTCTTGAAAAAGCGTTAAAAATTTACAAAAGTAAAGTTATAAAGACAAGACAAAGTAGAGAATTAAACGAGAGAAAAGAATTCCAAAAAAAATCCGTTAAAAGGAGAAATGAAATTTCAAAAGCAAAATACGTACAAAAAAAATATAAATCAAACAATGATTAAAGATTCTCATTCAAACTTTTAAGTTTGAAATAAGTTAACTTGTCGTATTTTTCTGATATTACTTTATCAAGAGTTTCATCAATTCTTATTTGAGTTGACTTGTCCTTATTATTATTTTTCATTTCAGTTAATTTATTCACAACACTTTCTTTAACATTATCAAATTTTTGATTTAAAGTAACATCATCTTCAGATAAAAATTTTGTTAATTCTTTTTTATCTGACTCACTCAATGACTCAATAAAATTTGAGATTGTTTTATTTGCAATGTTTACCATAGAGGTTAACGGAATTTGAACGGTGTCTGTTTTCTTGATAGGTAATTTCTTAATAGTTTCAGAAATAAGTTTTTTACTTGTTATTCTTGATTCAATTGTTAAAATATCTCTTGAGAATAAATTATCAATATTATTATACTGATTAACAACTTTAGAATTTTTAACCCATAACTTTAGTGGGGTAATATCCGACTCTTGTATTTTATTAATGGTATTTTCATAAATGGTAATACATTCATTCACATAATCGTCAACAATAGATTCTGCCAATCCTTTATTAGAAGATAAATCATCATACAAATAAAAAAGTTTGCGTATGTTTTTATTTTCTAAAACTAACTTTTTAAATTTTTTGAATTCTTCTTTAAATGTGTCATTTTTATATGACTCTAATAACACATCTTCAATCTTTGATTTAATTATTCCAAAATTTGTCATCTCTTTT